GATGGCTTCGCCGTGGACCTGGTGCACCAGCAGCGGGCTGTTGAGCGCGACCGCCGCGAGCGACGACACGACCGGCGCGCGGCTGCCGCGGCCGAAGATACGGGCCAGAAGGCCAGGCTTACTGTTCATCGTCTTCCTCATTGGGGTCTGCGGCGCCGGCGGCGCCTTTGTCTTCCGCAGCGCCTTGCAGCGCGCCTGAGCCATTGGTACGGCGGGGGTCGCTGTCGTAGATCAGGCCCTTGTCATCGGTCCGCTGGTTATCGGCCTCGTTCTCTTCGTCCACCTGCTCGGGATCCTCGCCGGCCCCCAGCACCACCTTGGAGCGCGATTTGAAGCCAGCCCGCACAGCCTTCAGCTCTGCGCTCACGTCTTGCACCGGGTGGCTCCACGGCCAGCCTTCCGGCACCCACAGGGTTTCGGTCACTTCGTCGCGCAGCTCGGCATACCCTGGCACCTGGAGCAGGCCTGACAGCACCGCCTGGTCGTAGAAGGCGTCGCGCACTCGCTGGCAGAACATCGGGATCATGTAGAGCCACTGGTCCTGCTCGATCACCCGCCTGAACTCGTTGAGGATCAGGCGCAGGGCACGATCGGAGACGTTGCGCAGGTCGCCGGTGAGCACTTCGTAGGGCACGTCCTGGCTCGCGCTGATCGCAAGCAGATGTCCACGCAGGAACTCCGCGTAGTCGGACCCGGCGCTGGGCGGATTGGCGAACTCAACCTTGTAGCCCGGCGGCAGCTCCTGCATCGTCGCCGGCTCGAGGCCGCCCAACGGCGTACCGTCGATATCATCACCGGTGGCCAGGTCACCCAGCGGCGTTGCCTCAGCGTCTTCTTGGGGCTCAGGCGTGGTGAAGAAGCCCGCGAACAGGTTGGCGATCGCCTGTCGTTCCAGCACCGCGTCATCGAGGCGGTCCAGGTTGAACATCCGCAGCAGCGCTGGCGCGGAAGTCGGCACACCCCGGATGGCACCGGCGCGGTTCGGCCGGTAAAGGTGCATGACCTGCTCGGCTGGCACGCGGACCAGTTCGTTGCCGTTGATCGCGACATGGAAGTCGCCGGGGTGCTCGCGGTACATCCAGTACGCCACACGGCGACCGATGCGATCGAACTCGATGCCCTGGCGGATCGCGTTGCCGTTGCTGGCCACGCCGTAGTAATGCTGCGGGCACTGTTCCGACTCGATCAGCTGCACCTGCAGCGGAACGGGCAGCCCGTCCTCCGGACGACGGAACCGGATCCGCGCGAACACCTCGCCGGCCTCCTTCCATTCTCGCCAAGACAAAGCCTGGAGCCCGGACCAGTCCAACACGCCGTCAGCGTCGGCGTATTTCCCCCAGCGCTTCCACAGGCCTGCAACTTGGGCCTTGTGGGCCTTCGTACCCCAAATGGCTTTGGCTTGGATGCCAGTCGCGATGCCGTTGGACACGCTCTTGTTGAGAGCGCTGACCATCCACGGATCGTTGCGTGCCAAGTGGCGCGCGCGCGCCAGCACAGTGGGCAGGCTGAGCAGCGCTGCGTTCGGCCCGAGCGACGCCGGCCGGAACATCCGCAGCCTTCGCCCCATGCCAGCAGCTCGGTAGGTGCTCTCGTCGACCTCAGACATTGCCGCTGCCCGACTGGTAGAGGCGGATGGTGCGGCGCGCGCGCGGCCTGCCAGGCGCCTGCGCCGCCATCTCGCCGCGCATTTGCCGCAGCGTGATGCGCATCTCCTTCAGGCTCTGATAGGTGACGGTGCGATCGGCGTACCGAACGGTCAAGATGCCGCTGGCGATCGCGCTTTCCAGCGCAACGATTTGCTCATTGGTGAATGCCATATCAGCGTCCCAGATACTTGCTTCGAATAACGCGTCGGGTGCGCGTGCGCGCCGGCGGCGGCGCAACGTCGTCAGCCCTGACATCGGGGTTTTCGTCCCATTCCGCGGCCCATGCCGGCGGTGCCTTCCAGTCGATCGACGGGACCTTCATCCAAAGCGCCAGACCCTCGGCGTACACGCTCAAGTCGAAGGCTTCGTTGCGGCGTCCGGCGAGGTTCTTCCAGCCATTTGCTGTGCGCGTCTCTGCGGTCAGCTCTGCGTAGAAGGCCTCCGGCAGCCAGTCCGGGAAGTGGTAGAAGCCAGGGCCCGGCTCGGCCCGCTTTACGTTTGCGTCGACCGTGTCTTTCAGCCGATCAGCGTTCAGCAGCAGCTGGGGAACGTCGCCGGCGGAGCCGGACTTACGGTCCTTTCGCTTGCTGCTGTCGGGATACGTTTCTTTGAACAGCGCGGCGTCCCGCTTTGTGCCGCCCTTCACCAGTCGGACGCGCCCGTGCAACTGGCGCCTCTTGAGCGACCGCCAGAACTCCAGTGCTCGCACCGACGTGCCTGACTTGCCGCCCCAGTCGATGCCGACGGCGCGAATTGGCATGCTGCGGCCGGTCTCATCGCCTAGCGGATAGCGCCTGGTGATGACCTTGTCGACCAGCCGCTCCCAGTCCTCGAGGTACTTCGGCGGGTCGAGCGGCAGGAAGCCACCGGAACCGTCCGGACGTGTCGACGTGCGCAGCGTGAAGGAATCCACCACCCAACGCTCCAGCTGGCCCGATTCGTTCACGCCGAACCCCAGAATCAGCACCACGAACCGGTTAGCTTGGTTGTCCACGGTCGCGACGAGGAAGCGCACGCCGGCAGGCACGTAGCCTGACGGCCACGTCTCTGCTCGCTCCTTCATTTCGTTCGGATCGCTGGAGGACCTTGCCGCCATCGGCACGTAATTGATGGCGCCGTCGACGTTATGCGTCGTCTTCAACGGCCGTTCTTCGCCCGTGCTGGCAAAGGTGCGCATCGCCTGCAGGTATCGCTCGATCAGCGACTCCCAGGACTGGTACGCCGCCGCAACGCCGCCCAGCCAGTAACTGGCAATGCGCGTCTCGAGCGGATCGCCGCTGATACTGCCGTCCGGATGAACGATCTGCCCCTCGCCGGCCCACACACCGGCCTGGTTCATGTCGTCCTTCCAGCGATGGTCCAAGCCCACGCCGCAGCTCGGGCAGTGCAGCAGGGAGTAATGCCTTGCCATCTGCTGGATGTCGTCCACCAGCACGCGCTCGAGCAGCTCGTCCATCGGCGGCAGAGCGAACCCGTCGTAGCCGGGAGCCGCCATGAACCGCTCCCCGCACTCCGGGCAGGGCCAGTACCACCGCCGGCGATCGCCGCGCGCATAAAGCGCCGCGATACCGGCAGCGGGCGGGCCGTGGTGAGGGTGCGTTGGCTTCCAGGCACCGTCGGTGTAATCCGTGGCAGGGCTCGACTCGGCTACGACCATGCCCGCTGACATGAAGGTCTGCGTCCGCTTGAGCGCCAAGCCGAAGCACTCGTCGATTCCCAGGTCGCCGGTGTAGTTATCCACGTCCGTCATCAGCACGTCGTGGATGTCCTTGCCGGACAGCACCGAGATGGACGGCCATCCCATGCGCAGCGACATCCCTGACCGGAAGAACTTCAGCAGGATATTGTCGTCATGCGCGCGTGGACTGAGCCGCTTGCGAAGCTCTGGGCTGGCCGCGATGCCACGTGCGATACGGGTCTTGCTGTAGTCCTCCGCAGCGTCCTTGGACATCTGCACGACCATGGTGTCGGCCGGGTTGCAGGTGATCAGATAGGCCAAGCGCGCATCGATGAGAGAGATCGTCTTGCCGGACCGCGCCGGCCCGACGAACACCACTGCTTCGTAGTGCCGGCTGCCCGTCATGTCCAGCGGCTGGACCATATAGGGCGACACCGAGGGATCCCACTTGCCTGCAGCGCCGCTGGCGTTGGCCACGTGCAGCGCTTTGGCGCCCTCGCTGACCTTGATGCGCCTGGGCGGCCTGATCATCTCCGCTACGCCGCCGCGCAGCTCACGCGCTGTCGCGTAGGTCATCGGTTATTGCCTCGAACATTGTCTGGCGCACGCCATCACAGGCGTCCTGGACCTTCACCACCTGTTCCGGGGTCAGCCCCGCCTTGCGCTCGAGAACGTCCGGGAGGGTGTCGAAGAACTGCACGACCTTTTTCACCAACTCGGCGTAGTCGGCCTCGACCTCGGCGGCAGGTACAAGCTGTCCGGTCGTCGTTTCGACCTTCAGCCGTTCGTTTTCAGATTGGTAGAACGCCCGGCGCTCCATCGGGGGCAAATCGCGCGGGTCGACGACGCCATCCGCGCCAACGACGCCTGGCACCTGCACCAAAGCGACGGCGGCGTCGGCCAAGCGGTAGACGTCGTGGCCAGCACGCTTGCCAAAGGGCGCAACGCCAGCGTCTCGCAGCCGCTTGGCAGCGGTTCGCCGGTCCATGCCGAACTCGTCCGCCAGGCGGGCGACTGACCAGCCTGGAGAGAAGTCACGAATGTCGGCCATGTCCTACTCGATGTACAGGTCGTCCTACCTAAAAAGTGCGCTTTCTCCCGGGGAAATCCGACAAAACGCGGGCCCTGTGGTGGAGCATCCTAGGGGCCGAAAAACGCTTAATTACCGGGGTCCGAATCCCCCCCGGTAGAGACAGATGTCGTCAGGGGCCCCGCCCGTTCAGCTTTCTGTGGGTAACCTGTTGATATTGATGCGAAGTGATGTTTCACGGCGATGTTCCACGGGTGAGGTCGTGAAGCGAAAGCGGCTGGAGCGAGGCCCTATCAGCCACCGGGGACCGGCTTGCCCTGGACCTGCTCTACCCCGTCGAGCTGGGCTTCGTACTGCAGCAAGCAGCGTTTCCGTCCGTTGCTGACAGCGAACACCTCGGAGGGTTCACCATCACGGCTCCATACGCAGCGCTTCGTCAGCGCTGAGTCAATGGGCACATAGGTCGCCACCGGAACTCGCACAACCGTGGTAGCTGGCGGATTGAACTTGGGCTGCTGACCGGCGCATGCGGTCAGCAAGAAGGCAGCTGTGATGGTGATGCGGCGCATTTCAGTACCCTTTGAGTGCTGGGCAGGCGGAATCGAGCAGCTCCAGAGCGGCCTTGCAGGTGTCGGGGCGATCTTCGTATCGCTCTTTCCAAGTCGCTGCGTCACGTTCAGACGCCTCAATCTTGCCGGCCAGGTCGTTGAGAGCGATCGCGCTTTCCTTCCTGAGCCGCTCGAGCTTGTCCGCTTCCGCGCGCAACACGGTGGCCACCTCGGCAAGCCGGGCGTCCCTTGCGTCCACGTCGGCCTGCAGCCGGTCGGCATCCGCACGCCAGTCGGCTTTCACCTTGACCACCTGCGCGCTGAGCTCTCGGATTCGCTGCTCCCGCTCGTAGGCGGTCAAGCCGGACACGAGACAACCGAATGCCAGCACCGCGCAGAACACCTTCATAAGGCTGCCGGGCTTTCTCAGCCACCGGACGATGCCGGTAAGCCAACCGACGATCAGGGCCCATAGGGCGGAGAGCAGTTGCAGAACGCTGTTCATGGGGACGTGCCTCCATTTGCGCCAGTCGCCCGCTCTACCAGCTTGAGGTAGCTCGGCAGCAGGCGGCGGATGACGACTCCGGAGATGCCTGCCAGCGGCAGCTGGGGCGCGCCGGCGAGTGAGGGGAACCAAAAGCCTGCGACAGCGATGACCCAGGCAGCGAGGATTGCGTAAGCGATCACCGCGACGGCCAAGGCCAGCAGGCGGGTGCCGCTCTGGATCCATCGGCGCCCGCGCGGTCGGGCTGCATCGGCAGAGACCCGCTCTGCGTCCTTCTCCGGCAGTAGCAGCACGCCGATGAGGGCACCGGCGATGGCCACCAGCAGCACCGACTGAGGTACACCGAGGATGATCCGCTCGGCCTGCCGCAGGGCATCAGCCGCCGCCGGGCCCACCACCACGGCGGTAAACATGCCAACGGCGGTCTTGAGCGTGCTTACGGGCTCAGTCACTTCGGGCCGTCCTTGGGCGCTGCCGCCCTCACAATCTCAGCGGTGGAATCGACGCTGGACGTCACCTTGGTGAAATCGGCGGGCTGGCCCCGCTCAGCAGCTGCTTTGGCCCGGTCGAACACGGAAAGGAGCTGCTCCAGCTTGTGCTCATGCTGCCCATACCCGGCGCCAGGCAGGCTGGCCCAGATGTTGCGAACCGCAGCGATAGCCTCGGCGATCTTGCCGGCTTGGATCAGCGGAAGCGCCCTGCGCTCCCGGATCTGCTGCACGGCAATCAGATCCTGACTCAGGGGGGTGAAGTCCTTCAGGCCCAACGACTTGCGGTAGGCGTCGAAGTAGCGACGCAGGAGCTGGTAGCGCCCCGCCGCGGTGGATTGGATGCCCAGCCTGGGCAGGTCCACCAGCACCCGGGGATGATCTGCGTAGCCGGTGTACATTTGTCCACCCACCAGTACATCGTAGCCACGATCCCGCGTGGGCTGCCTACCGTTGTCCGTGCCCTCAGACCAGGCGAGCATGTCGAGGAACGCCACGACGTTCACGCCGCCAGCCTGTTGGGGAGTGATCTGTGCCATGGCGTTCTTTCTCGATATAGGGTTGCCCGCCCCCTGCCGGCTTAGCGCGAGGGTCGGTCCGGCCTCGGGACGGGCAAGTAGGGATTCGAGCCGAGGCTCGGCTATGTGGTGTAGATCAGCTCAGTCCGAGCAACGCCAGCGCCGCCACCAACGGTGTAGCGAATTGGTACGGCCGTGCATTGGAACTGGTCGAACACACTGCGCATCTCGGGGTGGTCGTTGATGGTGAGGATCGCCCTTCCCTTCAGGCTTGCCATCGTCGTCGCCAGCTGCTCGTACTGCTGCAAGGGAAAAGGCTTACCGTAGCCGGTGGTCTCCCAATACGGAGGGTCCAAGAAAAACAGCGTCTCGGTCCTGTCGTATTTTTCGATACACCGCTGCCAGCCCAGGTTTTCAACCACGACGCCTTGAAGCCGGAGGTGTGCATCGCTGAGGTCCTGCTCCAGGCGCAGCAGGTTGATGCGCTTGGTTGAGGTCGGACCAACGCCAAATGTTTGGCCTTCAAGCTTGGCGCCGAAGCTCATCTTCTGCAGGTAGTAGAACCGGGCCGCGCGCTGGATGTCGGTCAGGGTCTCGACGTCTTGGAGCTGGGCCCACCGGTACATCTCACGGCTCGTGAGCGACCACCTAAAGTGGCGGACGAACTCGTCAAGGTGATTCGCCACGACACGGAAGAGCCTGACCAGCTCGCCGTGCGTGTCATTCAGCACCTCGATCTTCGCCGGCGGCCGTTCGAACAGCATTGCCGCGCTGCCGGCGAATGCTTCGACGTAGCAGGTGTGGGGTCGCTCGTTGATCAGCGGTAGGAGGTGCTTTGCCAGGCGTGTCTTGCCGCCAGGCCAGGGGAAAAGGGTTTTTGTCTTCAAAGTCTCAGCTGTTGCGACATTCGTTAAGCAAACTGCACGCGCTCTCCGGAGAGCGGCAGGGCCTAGGCCAAAGGCACGCGGCTGAAACGCGTGTACTGCGGCGGTGACCTGA